GGAGTGTATGCAACATTACTTGGACAGCAGTCTCCAACAGTTTAATTGGACCGCACAAAAATATAAGAGGGGAGGGGATTGTTCCCTTCCCTTTTTTGATTAAATTAGATGCTATGAAAATTAAGGCAGAATACATTGGTACAGAAATTAGATTGAATGGTCAGAGATGGTACATCACTGCAGGCAATGAAGCAGAATATGAAGCTGCAGGATTGACATTCTTGTTTGAGCCAAAAACACCCAAAATCAAGCGCAATGCTAAAGATACAGAGAAATCAGAGCAGCACACTGATAGTGACAGTGACAGAACTGCAGACTTTGACGGCACCATACTGGCTGTTTGAATTCATACATGAACAGTCATTTGAAGTAGTGACCTGTATCCTGGACAATATCAGCACAGGCATTCCAAGATATGATGAATTCGTGCTTGAAGATGGTGTTGATCTAGTGTTCCCATACGCAGGATACTATACGTACAGAATCTGGGAGCAAGAAAGTGACACGAATCTAGATCCAATCCAAGCACATGCACTTTGTGAAGAAGGCAGAGCTGAAGTGATTGAAGAATCTGTGGCACCAAATGAATATGACACTGAAATAATACACACAATATATGAGTGATAAACTGCTCACACTTTCATTCAGCAAGGAATTTCAGAAGCCTGTTGAGATGAAAGATAAAAAAATGGGATTCATGAAGTGGGGTGTCAAGAATGACTATCCTTTCTTCTTGATTGAATTACTAAACGGTTCTGCTTGGCATCAAGGAATCATCAGAAGCAAGACATTCTACATTGCAGGTTCCGGACTTGAAGTCACCAGTGGTGATGCTACAGCTTTCCTGCAGAATCCATTCAGTGACTTTGACATGAATGAGATTGTTCAGAGAATGGTCTTTGACTTTGAAGTGTTTGGAGCAATGGCCGTGATTGGTACATGGAACAGAGAAGGCTCAAGAGTAGTGAGATGGGAGTACATTGATCTTGATGCAATACGTATCAGCCAAGATGAGCGCACGTACTATGTGAGTGATGACTGGAATGCTAGAGAACAGACAGCTGAAGGTACTAATTTTAGGACCTATCCTGCACTAGATGAGACCAATCCTGTAGGTTCTTTCATTCTTTATTACAAAGAGCCAGCAAAGAAAGCTAAAGGTGAGCAGGGTATCTATCCAAAGCCTGCATACTATGGTGGAATCACTGCCATCCAGACGGATGTTGACATCAGTAAATTCCACATGTATGAGATTCAGAATGGATTCAAGGCAGGAACACTGATCAACATGGCCAGTGGCTTTCCAGAAACAGCTGAAGAAGAAAGAAAAATCAAGGAACAGATCAAGGGCCGCACACAATCTGTTGAGGATGCAGGAGAAATCATCATCACGTTCAGTGACTCAGCAGATACAGCGCCTACAGTACTATCATTGAATGGCAATGACTTGAGTGACCGCTATCTGATGACAGAGAAATCAGTACAGCAGAATATATTGGTGGCACATTCAGTGACATCACCTTCACTTTTTGGTATCATCAAAGACGGTTCTTTCAATGCAGCTGAGTCTGCAGACTTGTTTGAGATCTTCAAGATGACATACGTGAATGCACGTCAGAAGCAAGTGGAATGGATGGTGAACTACATGGCAAAGATATCAGGAGCAATGGCAACATTGAAGCTCAAAGATGTATCACCAATTGCATCAGCTGTAAAAGCATTAGAGCCTGCAACAGCACCAACTACACCAGCAGCAACAGATGTGCCCGTAGATGTAGCGAAAAGCGCCTTAAATGGTGCACAGATAGCATCACTTGTTGAGGTGGTGGCACAGATTAAAGCAGGAATCTTGACAGCTGACTCAGCTTTGCAGATTATTTTGGCATCTTTCCCTGGTATTGATGAATCACAAGCACGGAAAATTGTCGGACTGCCAACAGTTACCATGTCATCATGTGGCTCAAAGCATACATTCAGCAAGGATGAGCTTGATATCTTCAGTGAGTATGGCCGTAATGCTTCAGAATACTATGTGGTGAAAGAACAGATCATTGAATGGGATACACCAAATGAAGAAGTTTTCGCAGCACATGACTTGATGTTTGCATCTGTAGGTGAATTGGTCCTGCAATTGAGTGACTTTGACAAGAATGTCATTGACATGATGAGCAGAGGTGAAGATTCAACTGCCATTGCTAAAGCAACACAGACAACTATCCAGCAGGTAGCTGAGTCTATTGCTAAATTGACAGCATTAGAAGTGATCAGCCAAGGGCAAGTGACTGACCTAGGACAGAATGTAGTGGACCAAGCAGAAGCACCAGTGTCACAGTTTGAAGTAGTTTATACGTACAAAGAAAGACCGGGTGTTCCACCAGTGATCACCAAGAGTAGAGAATTCTGTACACGTCTCATTGGACTCAACAGACTATACACTAGAGAAGACATCAACAATATCAGTGGCAGAGTGGACCGTAATGTGTGGACATACAGAGGTGGATGGTACACCAATCCTGAAACACAGGTGACAACACCATACTGCCGTCACATCTGGGTACAGCAACTAGTAATCAAGCGCAAATGAATATGATGATCACAGTGGACAATCTCAAGAAGCTTGGATTGATTCACAATAACACAGATACAAAGATTCTTGGAGTGGCTATCAAGCGCACACAGGACATGCACATTCAACCTGCTACTGGAACATGCTTGTATAAAGCATTGCTTCAGAGAATTGAAGACAATGACTGGAATACTGACTACAGCACATTGATGAATGACTACATCCTGCCTTGCTTGGTGGCATTTGTTGACTACAGAGCTGCAGTACTATTGAATGAGAAGCTCACCAATAAAGCTGTAGGCCGTAGCACTGATGAGTATCAGAATGCAAACACTGACACTGAGACTACAGCACTGCGTGATCTGCTCAGAAAGGATGCATATTTTTACAAAGAGCGCTTGATTGGTCATTTGAAAGATGACAATGGATTGAAGTATCCAGAATACACAAGCAACTGTGGAGAAGATTGCAATGAGCAAGTACAGAAAGATAGAACAGGGTACACACCAACTGGCTGGATAGTATGACAAAGACCTTCAAGGCAAGCAAGAAACAAATTGACAAGCTCAAAAAATACCTAGAGAAGAATGGACAGAACGCTCAATCAACTGATGCGAGAGCTGCAAGAGATAGCAACAGCTCACAGACAAATCAGAGAGTACTTTCAAGGTGACTATCTTGATGCTGTCAGCAGAGATGCTGCACAGTATCCATTGATGGTGGCAACACTGCAACCGGGCTCACTAGGTGACGGCTTTGTCCAGGTGAATATCATCATCACTATTGCTGACAAGTACAACCTTCAGGAGTACAGACAAATCAATGAGATTCATTCAGACTGCTTGAGCATCTGCAATGATATCAAGATCACCATGCAGCAGTACAGATGGACTGAATTCTCAGACATCAACTTCACATTGAGTACAGATCCATTCATCCAGCGCTCACAAGATATGACTGCAGGATGGAGTATGAATGTTTCATTGAATGTGTTTGATGATGGCAATTGGTGTGACCTACCAATGGATGACTATGACTTTGAGAATGGCAATCCACCAATATCAGGTGACTGTTTGCCTGCATTAGTAGAGAATAGTGATGGCTCATTCAGTCAAAGCATTCCATCTGGTGACACCTATATTCTACCAGATACAACATACAATGTGTATTTGAATGAAGAATTGGTGGCAACCGAAACAGCAATAACATTAGCAGACTTTGATATCAATATAGTATGGCAGTAAACATAAACATACCTTCACAAGTCACACAGACCATCACTGATGGAGTGACTACAACAGCACCATCAGAGAATGCAGTGCATGATGCCTTGTCATTGAAGGCCAACACAGCAGATCTTGCAGATGTTGCAACAACTGGTGACTACAATGACCTAATAAATCAGCCGACAATACCAGCAGCTCAAGTTAATTCAGATTGGAATGCAACATCTGGAGTGGCACAGATACTAAACAAGCCAACAATACCAAGTGTGACTGGCTTTGTACCATACACTGGAGCAACTGCTGATCTGGACATGGGCACGTACAATCTAACTGCGGACCACATTAACTTAAACGTGTCACCTTCGGGAGCAGGTTTTGTCGTAGGTTCTACGCAATGGAATAACACTTTAGGAAGTTCTCAAACACTTTTAAAAGGTGGTTCTGTGACTTTAAAAAACGGAGTGGATTTAGTGGCCAGGATTGTCAACAAGGTCACTCCCAATGCAACTTTATTGCGAGCCAATTATCAAGCTGTGCGAGTGAGTGGAGCTCAAGGAGGGAGATTGGCTGTTGCATATGCTCAAGCGAATAACGATGCCAACAGTGCAGATACCATTGGATTGATTTGTGAGGATGTAGCAACAAACCAGGAAGGATTTATCATCACTGTGGGCCAATTGCTAGATATCAATACAACTGGATCTCTCCAGGGTGAGACATGGGCCGATGGTGATGTACTATATTTGTCACCAACTACAGCAGGAAAGCTGACCAACATCAAACCAACTGGAGCAACTGGTCACATCGTAGTGATTGGATATGTGGAATATGCTCACGCAAATCATGGTGCTATTTATGTGAAGATTATGAACGGCTGGGAGCTGGATGAACTTCACAATGTATCCATCACATCACCTAAAGGTGGCGCAGGATTGGAATATCAGACCAGCACATCACTTTGGATTGATGCATCTATACAATATACCATTGAATTGATTGATGCACTTACAGTGGACTTTTATGCACCATACAACATGAGCATTGACACCGTGACAAACATCAAGAATTCACCTACAATCACACTGCAAGATGATGGTGCAGCATACACACTTGGTGCCACCATTGCTGTAGGCAGCAAGATTACAGTCACAGCATCAGTGGCTGGAGTGGCAAACTTAACAATCAGCAAGATATGAGTGACAACAGATACATAAAAGCTAAAGCTCCAGCATCAGCCGCACCTGTAGGTGCTACCTTGATGAAGACTGGTCAGACAGTATCATACGCAACTGGTGATGATGGTGACATTGAAGCTGGTAGATTGACATCATTCTTGGTCCTTGCATCAAATAATCCATTCGGCAACACAAACAGATTCACAAACAAGACTGGTGGACAAACGTACACCAATGGAGTAGCATTGGATTGGTCCACATACAATGGGAGTACAGTGCTCGCATATTATTTTGGTGATTCAACAACAAGAGCCTGGGCCACACAGCTCACACAATACACTTCTAGCACCATTGATGGATTGACTGGATGGAGATTGTTTAATATCTATGAGGCCATGAATATCATGAACTTCAGCTTTCCTGGTGGATTCTTGTATAATTACGCACCATTCAACTTGACAAGAAGATACATGTGGGTTAGCACCAATCAAACTGGAGCAACAGGAATATCAACAGAAACAGCAGGACCAAATCCATTCACTACAGTAGCAAAGACATCTGGATTGTGGGGTATCTGGACTAGAGTGTGTACAGTAACAGGAACAACAATATCATAAAGCTATGGCAAAGTATAAATTTGAACAATTCAATGTTGAGATTGTAGATCCAATCATCATCATGACAACAGTACATGACAATGTGCTTGATCACACATGCAAAGTGGACCTAGAACTGACATCTGATGGTGCCAAGTTTGGTGTGACATTGGTAGGATTCACCTATTCTGCTGACTGGAGTGATGATGAGGTCCGCATCTGGGCATTCACAGAGCTACAGAAGTACGAAGTTTAGAACACTGATACATATTATTGTATGACTTCATTCATTCGTACTGCCATCATCACATGCTTGACTTTCTTTGCTCCAATCAGCATGATCATTCTTGCTGTAGGTCTAGCAATTTTAGCTGATACAATCGTTGCACTTTCTCTGACAAAAAGAAAATTCACTAGCAAGCGCTTGAGAAATGGAATACTGAGCAAGACAATAGCATATGAATCTGCAGTCTTATTGTTGTTCCTGGTGGACTATGCAATGATCAATGATGCAATGCTCACAGTCTTTGCTGTTCCATTCGTGGTGACCAAAGTCACTGGATTGTTCCTGATTGGCATTGAGATATCATCCATTGATGAGAAAATCAGGGAGCGCTATGGTGATGACAAGGGAATCATCAGCCGTTTCAAGGGGTTTCTGAACGGAATTAAGAAGATTAAAGACAGTTTATGAAGTATCTGGCAGTCATCCTGCTGTTAACATCATGTACAGCGGCCTATCACGTGAGACAGGCAAAGAAGCACATTGTCAAAGCCCAGGCTAAAGGTGCAAAGTTTGGCACAGATACATCCTATCAATACATCTACAAAACAGATACACTATACAATGAGGTGACAAAAGAGAAAGAAGTGATCAGAAAGGTCATTGATTCTGTTCCTATCATCCATCAAGTGATTAAGTATGTGCCAAAAACAAGGTACCAGGAGCGCATTGAATACAAGCTCAAAAGAGATACGCTCAGAGTCATCAAGTATATCACCAAGAAAGAAGAAAAAAGAAAGGTGAAAACATCACCAATCACACTAGTGACCAAAATAATACTAGGCATCTGGCTACTTATTGTCATCTGGCTAGTTTACAAAATGCTGACATGGAGAGAATAGTAGAAACAGCAGCCAAGTACATTGGACAAAAAGAGAAACCGGGCAACATGGGATTCATCAATCCTGAATTTGATGCAAAGATGAGATCAGTAGGCTTTGCCAATTCACATGCTTGGTGTGCGTACTTTGCAGAACTTGTATGGAGAGAAGCAGAACAGGACACTTCACACTTCAGTGCATCAGCTTTTAAGACATATTTGAACTATCAAGCTGCAGGTAGAAAGGGATCACAGACTGCTGTTCCTGGTGCATTGGCTGTATGGCGCTCAGTGAAAGCAGGAAAGCCCGGATGGACTGGTCACATTGGAATAGTTTCTGAAGTAGGACCAACATCATTCAAGTGTATTGAAGGCAACACCAACAAAGCAGGTGGTAGAGAAGGGATTGAAGTGGCTGAGAAGACACGTATCTACCAATGGAAAGCAATCAATGGACTTCAACTAGTAGGATTCATACATCCACTATGAAGTTTGATGTACAAATAATCAAAGAATTTTTACTTGAGCATCCTGACATTGGTAGCCGTACAGCTGCTAGTGCATTGATGGCATTGTATCCAGAACTGTTCATCAGCTACAATGCAGTATATCATAAAGTGAGATACTATAGAGGTGAGATGAAGAATAAATCCAGTAATTCACCTATAGCAGTACGCACATCTGAACAAAAACATGAAGCAATGGGATGGAAAAAAACACTACCAGAAAGTGACTATCAAGAGATTGAAACATTCACCTTTCCTGCAGGATCAAATAGAATTCTAATCTTGAGTGACATTCACCTGCCGTATCAGGACAATGAAGCACTATCTATAGCCATTGACTATGGAATAAAGAACGGAGCCAACTGTGTATTCTTGAATGGAGATACAATTGACATGTACCAAGCATCAAGATTCATCAAGGATCCAAGACTTCGCTCATTGGCAGGTGAACTGCAGATGACAAGAGACTTCTTTGAGACGTTAAATGAAGCCATTCCTGGACCTATCTACTTCAAGCTAGGCAATCATGAGGAAAGATGGGAGAACTACCTTAAGGTGCGTGCTCCTGAGCTTCTTGGAATCACTGACTTTGAGCTTCAGCACATCTTGCAGTTTGGAAAGTATGGTGTTCAGCTGATCAAGAGCAAGCAAAAGGTGATGATTGGAAAGCTTGCAGTAATGCACGGCCATGAGTTTGGCAACAGTGTATTCTCACCAGTGAATCCTGCTAGAGGTCTATTCATGAAAGCCAAGGCATCATGTATCATTGGCCACCATCACCAGACATCAGAGCATTCAGAGAAAGATATGCATGGCAATGTGGTGACTACATTCAGTCAAGGCTGTTTGTGTGGACTTTCACCAGAATATCTGCCATACAACAAGTGGAATCATGGATTCATTTTCGTGGAAGTAGAGCCATCTGGAGAATACAAGGTCAGAAATTTGCGCATCATTGATGGCAAGGTGAGATAATTGTCTATATTTGTTATGCACAAGGTATAAGCGTATAGTTTAGTTTAGGTAAAAGAGAGCACTCCGATGGGGTGCTTTTTTCGTTTATCAAAAAAATGTGCAAAATTATTTGTATATATCAAAATTATACTATCTTTGTGAGGTCATAAGACTTAAAACTTAATTTTTTAACAAGATGAGAAGATTCATTCCTTCAACACCTGATCACTGGGAAGTGGTACAATCAATTGCAGCAATGGTGGCTGTATTAAGTGTAATTTTTTATTTCTATTCGTTATGAAAATCAAATGTAAAGAGTGCAATGGAGAAGGTGCATACGAGTATGCCAACTGGGAAACTAGCAACATGGAGAACATTGAATGTTCCTATTGTGATGGCCAAGGATACAATGAAGAAGACATTGAAGAATTTACTGGAAAGAAATCTGTCACACATATAGACAAAATTTGTGACAGAGTAAAAGCAAAGAAAGCATCAAAAGAGCTCAATGATATTGCTGATGTGTTTGACCTATTCTGCAAGGACATAGCTATCAACTTCACTGGTGATCCATCAAGAAACTATCACGTGACCTACTTCATCAACAGAGGTGATGTGACTGCAGAAGAAACACCATTGCTTGGTGGACTGACATTGTCAGCTGATAGCATCACACATGCTGTGACTATCTTCATCAACAGCACTGGAGTGAGTGAACGTGAAATCAAATACATTGTTGAGCTATGACACCAGAACAAAAAGCACGGTTCCTGTACACTGATATGTTTGCCATAACTGTTGATGACTATTGTGCAAAGAAGTGTGCATTGATAGCTGTAGATGAGATATTGAATCAATGTAAAAAAATCAATGTTTCACATAAGGTTAGTGCGTATAAAACAGCTGAAGACTTTATGCAGTCTGGTACTGATATTCAAAATCAACTGGACCATCATGTGCTATCAAACTATTCCTATTGGCAACAAGTAAGACAACAAATAGAAAAACTATGAAAACATTCAAGGTGACATACAAGAGCAAGGTAGATGGAAAGTGGCGTATCATCTACCGAGTATTCCAAGCCTGTTCAACTGAAGATGCAATCAAACGCATGGACCTATGGCCACCATTGATTCTAAAAGTAGAGCTAGTATGAGAAGAACGTACACACAAGAACAGCTAGATCAGATCAGACAAAGGTATCCCAATGAGGAAACAAAAGTCATTTCAGAATCAATGGGCATCAAAGTGGCATCCATCTACAACCTTGCATACAAGCTTGGATTGAAGAAGACAGAAGAATACTTCATGACACCCGAAAGTGGCAGACTGATGAAAGGTACCAGGAATGGAATAGCAGGTGAATTCAAGAAAGGAAACGTTCCACATAACAAGGGCAAGAAGATGCCTGCTGAACTTTATGCTAAGTGCAGACCAACAATGTTCCAAAAGGGCAGCATACCTTCTAATTTGAAGCCAATTGGATACCTTTCTGTGAGACCAGATAAAACTGGTAGAGAGTATGTGCACATCAAAGTGGATAGTCAGACATGGAATCTGTACCATAGAGTACTTTGGGAGCAGGAGCACGGTCCTATTCCTGCCAAGATGAAGATTGTATTCATCAATGGCAACACACTAGACTGCAGACTGGACAACTTGAAAATGGTGACGTACCAGGAAGCAATGTTAATGAACACAATACACAGGTACACACCTGAAATCAAACAACTAATAAGATTGAACAATAAATTAAAACAAAAATTAAATGGCAAAGAACAAAATCAGTGATTTACGTGATCACCTATTCGCAGCACTTGAGAGAATTGATGATGATTCACTCACACCAGAACAATTGAAAGCAGAAGTGGACAAGGCAAAAGCCATCAGCGCCATTGGTTCTGTGATCATTAACTCAGCCAAGATTGAAGTGGACTTCATCAAGGCAACAGGCCGCATTGATTCTGACAGTGAACTGTTCAAAAGTATTGACCTTCAAAAGAAAATTGCATGAAACTGAAAATTAAGAAAGCAGAACTGGTACCAGACAAGTTTGGATACCACATCAAGGTCAACATGGTAGGACTGTATGATGAGAATGACAAGTGGATTAAATGGATCAAGCTCAATGAAGCATTTGTTGAAACATTGATTCAGGCTGAAATCAAAATCAATGCAGATGGCACCATCAACAACTGATAAAAAACACTACATCATTGAATGTGGCATTGATGAACTTGACTTTGCACTTGACTTAATGAGAGTCATGAAAGAAAATGGTCATCACTATGTCATGAATCTGAAGAAAGATATGATTGCAATTGATGTGAGAAAGGTAAGTATAGAAGAATTTAACGAATTTTTAGAATTGTAATGGAAGAATTTGAAGCATTTGACTACATACGCATCTGGCTTGAAGATTCAGTAGAGCCTGAAGGTGGTTTCTGGTGTTACGGTATCCTTGATGAGAACTTAAATTTTAGACAGGAAAACTTCAACTATCACGGCAAAGAGGATCAGCTTTGCCACATATCTGAATTCAATGATTGTAAAATAGAAACAATATGGCAAGTGTCAAGCAACTGATTAAATTAGCAGAAGAAAATAGCATCAACAGAAGGTGCAGGAATAGAGAACTGGTGTATAAAAGATACTATCTGTTCAGTGAACTACGTAAAGAGCTCACACTTGAAGCAATAGCACGTATGTTTGAGATGAATCACAGCACGGTTCTTTATGGACTGAAGCAACATGAAATGTTCATGAAGATGAATGACCGGATCTACATCAACACTGTAGCTGATCTCTTTGAGAAAGTGAATGAATTCAACCTACGTGACCTTGCACCAGGCAATGTGCACATGAAAATCACACATGATCAAGACTCATTCGTCACAATGGAGCTGTATCTGCACACCAAACATCCGGACCTGTACAGAGACAATCAAGGAGTAATCAGCCGAGAGGTGTTCAAAGAGATGCTATGAGAGAGAAAATGAGACGGAT